GGTTGCCTTTTGCCTCTTGCCTAGGGAGACCGCTTAACGACAGAACGACGAGTTAGAGGATCGTCTTACCTATGAAAACCGAACAACTGATTCACGCCATCGGGACGGCTATTGGCACGTCCGTCATCTACGAACTACGCTGCCTATCGGCTGCCCGAAAGAAGCGCCGGGAGAGCCCCGGGTACGACTACCGGACCGAGCTTGGATATCGCATTGCCTACCGGCTGGGCAAACTGTGGGCGCGACGTAAGAACCTTCGCGGCCGCACGCTGACCTAACTGAGTGTAGGGGAGGGATCCGGCGCCGATCCCACCGAGAGTCATCAGCGTAGTGGTCGGTGCTGCCATCATTCCGGCACCGATCGATCCAGGCGCCAGAAGCGACATCAGCCCACGTCCTGCCGTCCCACTATCCGGGTACTTCGAGCCGAGTACTCGTTGACCAGCACCCGACAGATCCTGCATCAAGGCGTTGCCCGTGGCCGTCGCACCCTTGCCGACCGATTTATCGGCGCTACGCACGGCATTTTGCAGCTGGCCAGCCGTGAACACACCTTCGTTGTTCATCGCACCTTGGGATGCGCCCGCGGCTCGGATCCGCGCGAAGTTCGCCCATGCCTGATTGGCGTTCGCCAGCTTCTGGACGAGGTCTGGCGAATTCACGCGCGCTAGATTACCCTCAACCGCATCCTTCAACGCGCTTACAGCGGCGCCAAGTTGGCGTTGATCATAAGACGGATCGCCCAGATATCCCTTGGCAGCCTTTGCAAGCTCGCTCTGCACGCCTTTGAGTGCTTGGCCGTCCATGTTCTGCTGCGGGCCGAGCTTGTCGAAAATCTGCGTTTTCAGGATCTTCACAAATTGATCCTGTTGCGCCTTCGGCAGTCCCTGCGCCATCGAACTCAGGTTCATCACGTCCGCATGGAACTGTGGATCGATCTTGAACTGCATCTTCGGCAGCACTTCGTTGTACGCGGCGCTGATCTTGTTGGCGACCTGCTCGATGCCCTCCTGGCCTACCTTGCCGGTGAACTTCTCGCCGATCGGCACCAGGGCTTCGTTATAGGCCGCGGCGTTGAACTGCTGGACGGCACGCTGCTGGGCATTCTTGATCATGTCGCCAAGGTAAGGGACGCTGGACAGCTTCTCCTCCGTGCGCGCGAAGCCGCCGCCGAGGATCTGACCCGGAGTAGGCGTCACACCACGATCCATCAGCGCTTTTACGTCCGGCGCCACTTGCGGCGAGATCAAGCGGCTTAGGCCACGCAGCACGGGAGACGCCACGCCACCGGCAAGCGCTCCGAGACCAACCTGTTGGGCCTTGTCGCCCCAGAAGTCGTTGCCACCTTCGACCGGGGTGGCCGCCCCTGTAGCGGCCCCTGTGAGGGCGCCCACGCCTGCTGCCCCACGATAGGTATTCGTGATCGGTGCAGCCATCGTCAACGGCAGCGTTGCAGCAATCGAGCCGCCCACATTACCAATCGCCCCAGTCACTGGATGCGCCTTTTCGTACGGCGCGGCTTGCGCGTTCAGGCTGGCGATGCCCTTGTTGGCATCCGAGACCATCTCAGCACCAGCTTTTCGGATGAACGTGTCGGGATGCTCGCCGAAAAAGAGGCCGCCTAACGTCGACGCGATCCCAAGAGGACCGGGCATCGCAGCCGTGTCTTTCAGGGATTGCAAGCCATGCCCCATAAGTTGCTCGATGCCTTGCACGGTCGAGCCGAACCCTTTCCCCAGCGTGGCACCCAGCGTAGCGAGAACGCCCGGCTTAGGCTGCGGAGGGGCTACCAGCTTAGGCGTAGCCGATTTTTGCGAAGTAGCACCTAACGCTTCTGGGAAGGCGGCTAGGATCTGCTCATCTGTAAGGCTTCCCGGCGACGTTCCCTGACTTGTCGCCTGCCGCCCCTTCGCCTGCTGCTGCCCTGCTTCTGGGAATGCGTTGAGAATTTCCTCATCGCTCAGATTCGATGCATCTGCGCCCTGACTGCGCTGAGGAATGCCCGGAAGCGTTTGCACAGCCGCAGGCTGGCCCCTTCCAATGTTGGAAAGCACCTTCTGTGGATAGGCTTGCGTCAACGGCCCCCAGTTTTTCTGGTCCGTACCGCCGTGATACGCGCGCAAGGCATCCTGCACGTTGCCGTAGCGCGTCAGGTTCTCGTTCAGCAGCGCAGCGACGGCAGGAATGGCCTGTCTCGGGTCGGTGGGATCAGAAACGCCCAGCGACTTCGCGGTCGCCGGCATTAGCTGACCGAGACCCACGGCGCCCTTCCTCGAGACAGCGCGCGGATTGCCGCTCGATTCGATCTGGATGACGGCACGAATCAGCGCCGGGTCGATATTGTTCGCGCGGCCGGCCGTTTCAATTAGGTCGTCGTAGTTAGCCATTATTGCCCCATTTCGATGATGCCTGCGCGCGCCAAGCTAATCAGGTCGCGCTTTGTCTGAGCCGACTTCGTGGACCCCACACGTTTGTTATAGGCTGCGCGCTGCTCTGGACTCATCGAGGCGTACACGAAGGCCTCAGGATTCACGTTCCTGTTCCACTGGGATTGCCACTGGTTGAACTTGTCCGTCGTCAGGCCCGAGTTCTGGAAGGCATAGTCCTGCGCCGCCCGCATCTTCTCCGCGGCGATGGTTTTGGTCAGGATGTCTTCGTTGGCCAGCTTCGAGATGTTCGGGTTCGCGTTGCCGGTGATGGCCGCGTTCAGGCGAGCATCCGTGCCCGAGCCAAGCGAGCCCGAAACCGACGAAGCGTAGTTCGTGAGGATCTTCTTGAACTCGTCGTAGTTCTGGACGTCGCCAGTCCAGCCGATTTTCTTCGCCATGTCCGGAGCCAGGGCGTTGAAGAACGATTTGGCCGTGTTCCGCCAGTCGGAGCCCGGGCCCGTGTTGATGCCGGCGAGGCTGTCGCGAGCCTGCTGCAACAGGTTCAGGCGCATCGGCACATCCGCCGCGGAGTTGTGCAGTTCCTGCGCGGCCGTGTTGGACGTGGTGCCTTGCGAGGTGAGCGCCGATTGCTGCGCAGGCGAAAGCGACGACAGTGTGCCCGGTGCGCCACCAGCGCCGCCTCCGTTTGGATAACGCCCGGTATAGTCGCCACCAGCAGTAGACGGCTGGCCACTCGGCGCGCCACCCGATGCGCCGCCACTCATCATTTTTAGCCACTCCGCGGTCGTTACCTGACGTTGCGAGCCATCCGGCATCGTGATCGTCTTGGGTGCCGCGAGTTCTGCTTGCGTCATGCCTTTGGCGACGAAAGTATTTGGAGTAATTTCGCCGGTAAGGGGGTTCTGGCTCATGAATGATGTCCCAAGACCAGTATCGGCCGTGACGACCTTGGGCATGATCGCCTGCAGTTTCGCCTCATTGGAAAGCGAATTGATCAAATGGTTGCGTACATAAGATGCTTGCTCACTCGGGCTGCCGATCCGTTTCTGGACCTCCTTTAACTCTCGGATGGCTTGATCTTGCGGAAGTAGTCCACTTTGCACGGCATTGATGATTTGCCCGGAAATTTCCAAAGAAATATCGTCCTTACCAAGACGCGGATCGACTGCCAATGAACCGATCATGCCGCGCAACTGCTGCTGCTGCTTCATCGCCTGTTCCAGCTTGCCGGTGTCGTACTGGAGCTGCGAGTTACGCTGTTGCGCGATCTGGCCCATGAACTCAGGCAGGAATGCGCCGGCGCCGTTCTGGCTTGCCAGCGCCTGGAGCTTGCCGAAGTCGACCTCACCGGTGTTCGGGTCCACCGACTGCCGATATGCGTCGGAAATGGCCTGATTCGCGTTCAGGCGCGTTTGGTTCTGTCGCAGGCCCTGGAGGGTCGCGGCGGTCTGGATCGGCTGCTGGAGAGCCGCAAACGGGCTTTGCGTTTGAACGCCGAGTGGGATTGAAGGATCGAGTGGCATCTTAGCCTCCCATCATGATTGCGTCCATCGGGGCCATTGCTGGCATTTGCAAGGCAGGCAGGCTTGCTTCGGAAAGATAGAGACCCGCAGGTGCTGTATTTCCTTTAAGCATGGAGTACAACAGGGAATTCCCCGCGAGGCCGGACAAGCCACCGCTAAGAGCATTTGCAGATCCAATCTGGCCAGATGCTAGTGCGTTCGCGCCGCCCATGATGTTATTGCCGACGTTCGATGCTGTCTGGAGGCCGGCATTCCCAACGCCAGCCGCAGCGTTTTGGCCTAAGCCGACAAGACCAGCCGCGCGGTTGTACTGGTCTGCCGCTTGCCCGTAGTTCGTGTTGAAGTTCTGGAGCGCATTCTGGTACTGCTGCTGGAACGTCTGGCTTGCAAGCCCCGTGTTGTAGGCGTCCAGACCCTTCAGCTGCGCCCCGGACAGGCTCAAGCCCTTTGCAGCCATAGCGTTGTCCAGGGCCTTATTGCCTTGCTGGAGGGTGAACTGATAGCCGGGCGTTTGCTCCAGCTGTTGCATGGTCGGGTTGAACGAGAACGGTGTGTTGAGCCGATCCCCGCCCAGCATCTTCTGGAGCATGGGAATGGTCGAGGTCCCCAATTGCATGTACGGCGCCAGATTCTGCTGCATCTGCTGGAACTGCTGCATTTGCAGGTCTGACGCGCGATTTGCAGCGTCAGCCTGCGTATCAGCAGCGTTCTCGGCTGCGTTCGAGCCAATCAGGGCGCCTCCCAACATGGCGCCCCCGCCGATCAGGGCCGTGACAGGATCGAAATGTCTTCCATCGCGTTCAGCGAAGCCGATTGGGTGATCAAGAAACGCGGTATGGTTTCGCATGTCGTAGTTCCTTCAGTTCGTAGCGGATCGCGGCCCCGCTTTCGCCGATTTGTTCGAAGCCCAAGCGCCGTGCAAAGGCATGTCCTGGAGCGTGGTCCTTCATCACTACCGTCTCTATCCGGCCGTGGCGCGCGAAAACGTCGCGGAGCAGTGCGCGCGCAGCTGCGCCAAACCATCGTCCTCGCACCTCCGGAACGGCCCCGACATGCATCTCAGCGCCGCGGATCATCACCACCGCCCCACCGACGTCGACCAGATCCCAGCCAACCAAGGCATCGTCGAGTTGGTCCGGCGTCACGGGCGGCACTCGGTCACCTAGTGCACGTAGCAAAGAGGCGCACATCTCGGCTCGGCTCACGATCACACAATCTCCACTCCGTCCACGGCAACGGTGATTGCGGCGCCGGCACTCGCAAGCATCCGAAGCATCGTCCCAGCCGGCATCGTCTTGCCAGCCAGTTCCGGGGCTACGTAGGTTTGGCCAGCAGATAGCACCGTGTTTTGCGGATCGATCACGCGATTGGCTGCGGACGAAGCGCCGGCCGCAGCTACGATGTTCGCCGTGATCGTCACCGCCCCCGCGCTCGTGTTGGTGAACGTCGCGCGCTTGATGACGCCAGTGGTGTTCTGTGGGACCGTGTAGTACGCGGCGTCAGCGTTCGTCAGCTGCTGCGGCGCCACCATCTGTTTTGCGGTAATCGTCAAGGTCAAACTCCCTTAGAAATGTTGCGGCTCTTGATGTAGTTCGCGAGCGCGATGACGGTTGGCAGGTCAGTTGCGTCGGCCGGGTAAGTGCCGGCCGTGCCCAGGCTGTCCGCGGTCGCTGCGTGAAGATTCGGCACGAGGGTCGTACTCGCCACCACGAAGGGAGCCGTGCCGGTAGCGACAGTGCTGGTGATCTGGCCACTGGCCTGCACAGTCGTGAACTTGGCCGTGTTCGGCGTCGTTGCGCCGATTGGAGTTCCATCGATCGAACCGCCCTTGATCTTCACGTTCGAAGCATCCTGGTAGGCCATCGAGCGAATTGGATCGAGCGGCGTCAGTTGGTCGATAACGACATCCTGCATCGCGCGACGCAGCTTCGTGAGCACGTCCTGAGCCTCTTGCAGGATGAGTGCAAGCGCAACGCTTTGCGCGATCAGATCGGCCCTCGATGCCTTGTCGGGAGGGGCATTCGCATCCGTCTGGATCTGAACATTCGTGTTCTCCAGTGCGTCGAACAGGTTGCTGATGGCCGGATCGTCCGCCAGCGTGGCCACGTTGACCGCCACATCCTCAAGCGCATCTCCGCTCGTTCCACCAGTGCGCCGGAACAGCTGGATGAGGAACATGAACCATGCTTCGCTCACGCGTCCATCCGGACGGACGAATGGCACGTTGATGAGCGGGACGTCGGCGGCGTAGTTGCTCATTGGTTGTTCGACTCCGCTTGAACCCAGGCGCCGAGCAGGGCGGTTTTCACCGGCGCAGACCACGACAGCTCAAACACGCGGTCGCGTGCCATCCCCAGGCGTTGGTATTGAAGGGACGTCAGGTACTCACCTTCGAGGCCCAGCGTCGTGCTGATGGCGTTGCCCCACGTCTTGCCGCGCGTGTCGCTCCAGCGCAGGAAGACCGGCACAGGCCCGTACGATCCGTCGCCATTACCGGCTTCCATGTTCGCGATGAACTCGCGATAGCGGATCCGGTCCGAGTTGTCGTCGGTCGAATGCGCGAACGATCGGATGCGCGGGACAGGATCGCCGTTGTCGGTGTAGGAATTCAGATCCCAGGCGTACAGGTTGCCGTTCTCCCAGTCGCCTACGACGGCCGTGTCGTAGATCGACGCATGGCAGTTCACGCGGCTGCGGTTCTCATTGCCGTCGGCGTCGAGCCAGACCAACTCGTTCCACTGGCCCGTGCTCAAGTCGTACTGCCATGTCTTGTTCGCGGTGGGGAAGTTCAGCACGTAGAAGAAGTGCCCCCCCAGCTGATAGGTGAAGCCCTGTGCGTCTTCCAACGTCGAATAGTCGGCCAGTTCGTTATCCAGAGCGAACGTCGACACCTTCTGTGCTGTGAACTGGTTTGTCTTGCATACGATGGCACGTCCTTGCGCCGACTTGGCCAGCCAGAAGAATTCCCCGTCCATCTGTGCGATGGTCGCCGCGGCCATGCAGCCGTACTGCATGAACACTCCGGGCATGCGTTCGAACGCAAAGTTCGCGTCGCCTGCGTCGAACCAGATTTCTGTCGTCGTATCGCCGAATAGGTACAGGTAGCGACGCGACACACCGAGCCCAATGAGCTTGTCCGAGTAGCCGGACTTCGACGCAAAATCTGTGGCGTCGAACTTCAGCTGATTGGCCAGAGAGATGTAATACTGCTGCGTGTTCGGGTTGTTCACGATGAAGAACCCGTCCATGTAATCGACCGTGATGCCACCCAAGAAAGCCGGATCCGTGATCACGGCGAACGTATTGCCAGCCAGGGCGATCGAATAGCCTTGGTGCGAACCGTCCACGATCAGGGCGTAGTTCCCGTTATCCGTCACGGAAATGGGGCCGCTCGTCGTTTGCAAGTCCCCCAGCTTTGTGGCCACCCAGGACGACGAAATCGCGTAGACGGACGAGCCGCACACGCCGTACAGCTGTCCGTTCGATGCGGGCCACAGACCACGCCAGCCGCTGCCCGTCGTCGGCGTCACAGACAGTAGCAGCGTGAGTCCCGGTGTCGGGTAGTACGTGAACGGGAAGGGCGAGCCCTCCGGGTTCTTTTCCGGGTACAGGTTCACACAGCGCTGTGCAGCGGCGATGATGCTGCGGGCTTCGTACGCGCCGACGGTGAGAGCGAAACGCGCCATTACGTCACGCTCCCGATGTAGTAGTCGCCGTAGATGTTGTACGTGCCGCTGTCTTTCTTGAGCGCCGTCGGCATCTGCAACAGCGGGATCTGCGCGTTCGCTTGCTCGATGATGCGAAGCGACGCTTCCGCTTTCTTCTCGGCGCGCGGGTTCTCTGGCAGGCCGTACATGACGCCCAGTTCCAGCACGAGATTCCACATCAGCGCCGCGCTGTACTCAGGCGGCAGCGTGATCGTGTCGTTGATCGACTCGAACTGCTGCAACGTCTGCATCACGGTCAGGAAGATCGTGTACTGGTTGTTCGGGATCGGCCACGGGTAGACGGTGCCCAGCGGGACGCCCGGATCGTAGTAGATCACCTGCGGGAACGAGTTCAGCGTCTTGATCGAGATGCGGTTGTAGTCCTCCATCGAGCGAAGGATGGTGAACGGGTAGTCCACCGGCAGCGGGGTGTTCTGGTTCTGGCGGAAGTACGCCGACTCCAGTTTCGCCGGCCGCGGGATGTCGAAGTCGCCGCCCGGGCCGACCGTGTACGACTGCGCGCCCGTCGCCTGCTTCGATTCCGTCACCAGCTGGTAGATCATGTAGCGACGGCGCTGAAGCTGCGCCATCATCATATTGAGGAGGTTGAACGCATCGTTCATGTCCTCCGCACTGGCAGTCTGGCCGACGCCAACCACGTTCGCGGTTTTAAGCGCGAGCGTGATCAGGTCGGATGGTGTGGTCGGGAGCGGGACGGTCATGATCGACTCCGATTACGCGCAGACCCACGCATTACCGTTGCAGAACACGGGAACGGTGTTTGAACCACTGCCGGCCACGGGGTTATTCCACACGGGATTGTTGGCATCCGTGACGAACGCACGAGCGCCTTTCAGCGCAGTCGATGCGGCCGGAAGCGAAGCCACCGTAAAGCCAGACGAAAGCGTGACGACGCCCGTGGTTGCTAGCGTTCCAGTCACGGAAGTCGGAGATTGAAGCTTGACCGACCCGGTTCCTTTGGCTGTTACTTGGATCGAAATGTCAGCCGCAGTGCCAACTGCACGGATTTGCGTATCAGCGGCACCGGAAGATCCAACGAGTTGAACGGCATTCGCAGAGCTTTGGGTGCCGGCACTGAGAACCCCCGAGGCGATGAAGTCCCCCGTATGCGTCCACGGCCCGGCGCCGCTGTTCGAATTGATACTGGTAATACCGCTGGCTTGTCCACCAGAAGCGATCAGCCACGGTAGTACGGAGCCGCCGGCATCATTCTTGAAGCGGAATGTCACTAAGCCCGAGGACCAAATGATCTCGGAAGTTTTATTGTTGGCGGTTCGGGAGGAATCGAAGAATGTCAGCGCGGAGAACGTCGAAGAGAGATTCGTTCCGGTGTTCGTAATGCTCGCAGCTTGGCCGTTGGCGGTCGAATTGACGCCTTCCGCCGACAAAGGGCCAAGGATTCCTGCGCTCGTGGCGTTGAGACCCAGGAATGCGCCCGCGGCCGGCGCCTCCTGGCCAATCGGCGTACCGTTGATCGAGCCACCAGTGAGCGTCGGATTCGTGATCGTGGCATTCGTCACAGAGCCGCTGACAGCCGCCTGAATGGTCGAATTCGGGCCGATGGTCACGTTATCGATGACCCCGCCGACGATGTTCACGACGTCCGATCGCTCGCTGCTCAGCGACTGGTAATCGGCCGGCGCGGTCGTGCCCAGGTCAACGAATGTCGTCGGGCTGAAGTAGTGGCCGCCCTGGACGTAATACGTGCTCTTCTGGGTGCTCAGGATGGAGTAAGCGCCGCTGTTGTTGAAAGTGGCCATCACTCACCCCGCGCGTCTTTGATCATCTGCACGAGCTTTTCTTCACCAGTGCGATGATGCGGATTCAGGCCCAGCGAGCGAGCCTCTTCCAGGAGCGCCGTACGATTCGGCGTCTCTTCCGGGCCGATTGCGGCCGCTTCCTCGTCGGCGTTGTGGACGATGATCCGCTCGCCGTTCGCCAGTTCGACCCACTTCGGAAATTCCCGGTAGACGTACTCGGCGGTGAAATCACGCATGTTCGAATGCATCGTTTCCTCTCTCAGTGTTTAAAAAAGGGCCGGCCGAAACCGGCCCAAGGGGAGCCACAGGAGAAAGCGTTAAACGATGTCCGGCACGATGACCGCCCACTCCGGACGGATCGCAGCGAAGCCGTACAGAATGTCCATACGGGTGATGAGGTTGTCGCTCATCACGTCGTACGCGGTGATCATCCGCATGGCCACGCCGTCGAACTCGGCACGGGCCGACTCGACCACACCAGCCGTCGGCATGACCAGATCGGCAGTGGCCAGGGTGAAGGCTTCCGGGTAGTAGGCCAGGTTCTGGCGGTACTTCGAACCAGCCGTCATGACCAGGGAAATCGCGGCGCTGTTGGCCGGCGAGGCGGTCACGGTGTTGAACGCGGCCGGCGCCGGGACGATGGACGGGTAGATCGGGATCGAGGTCGCGCCGTTCGCAACGTCGGCGGTCACGACGAACTGTTGCAGCGTGCCGTAGTCGTCGCCAGTCAGGCGGTTGATCGCGTTCACGCCCGCAATGGTGATGATGTCGCCCTGTTTCAGCGTGCCGGTGATGGCGTTGACGGTCAGGGTATTGCCGGTCTGTCCGGCGCCATTGACAGTGCCTGCGGTGAACGTACCGACGGTGTGCACCTTCGTGGTCTGGTCCATCAGCCAGTCGAAGCCCAGCGTATCGGTCGTGATCATGCCCGACTCGTATTGCTCGCTGATCTTGCGTTGCGGGTTGAACAGGCCGGTCAGCGAACCCACGGTGCGCGCTTGCGTCATCGGGTCCATGATGATCTTGCGATCCATGCGCGGGGAAAGCGCCTGATCCAGCGCAGCGCCAGCTTGCAGCCACGTCGTGGCGTCCGGGGACACCAGATTGCCACCGCTGGTCTTCGGCGCGATGTTGCAGGCTGCGTTGGCGACGTTCATCAGGTCGGCAGCCACCGATGCGGCCAGACGGTTTACGGCCGGCGCCAGGATGCGTTCGCTGTAGTCGTCCAGGGACATCGTGCGCTCGGCGGTGCCGAACGAAACCGGGACGTTCTTCTGCGTGGCGACGGTCAGCGTGGTGTTCTGCTCGTTCGTGCCCTGCGGCGTGATGGCCGGGCCGGTGTTGACGACGTAATCGTTCGGCAGGCGTACGCGCAGGGTGTTACCGATCTTCGCGCCGTCGCGGGCGAATTGGTCGTCGTACTGCTTGTTGACGGTGCGGAGGAAGGCGTTCGTCTGCGAGAACAGACGCACCGCCTCGTTGGTGATCATGTTGATGGTAAGCAGGCTGTTAGCCATGTCTATCTCCGTAAAGGCAAAGAAAAATGCGATTGCTCGCGTTTCGTCCCTGCCCTGCGGAGACTGCTTAACGGGCCACACGACAATTAACGGCTTGCCTCTGCCTGCTTACCCCGCTTGCGCGGTCAGTACTGCGGTGCTACTTAGCGGCGCTTACGTGCGTTCTCGTTACGCCATTTGAACCATTCCTTCGACCCGACGGCCGGCTCGACCTGATCGGATGCCGACGAACCGCCCTCGATGTGCTGCACAGGCGGCGGGGCCTTCGACACCTGTTTGGTCAGGTCTTTCGATGCCTTGCCGGCCAGCTTGGTGAGTTCGATGCCCATCTGGATCGGGTTCAAGCCGCTGATGCGGATCGCTTCGCCCAGGTTGTCATGCTTGCCCAGCCAAGCGACGACCTTCTGTGCATCCGGGATCTCGGCAATCACCTTCAGGAACTCCGGGCCACCCACGCCAGCAGCGTTCAGGTTCTGCACAGCGCTGTCGAAATCCGCGCCGAACTCCTTGCGGCCTGCGCTTTCGATCTGCGCCAGGCGCTCGCGCTCGCGTTCCTGCGCCCGCATGTTCTCGGCATAGGCGCGGGCCAGCTGATCGACGTTCTGCGGCGGTACTGATACACCATCATCTGCCGGCGGCGTCGCGGTCTGCGACCGTTCGTACATCTCACGCCAGCGTGCGGCTTCTTCCTCGGCTGCGCGACGTTTGGCGGTGATTTCGGCCATACGACGCATGACCCAGTCAGGCGGTTCCTGCTTGGGCTCCTGCTGTTGCTCGACCTGCGGCGCTTCCTGCTGCTGGACTGGCTGCGCCTGCTCTTGTGGTTCTTGCTGTGTGATGACTTCGTCTTCCATTTAGGCTCCCTGGTTGGCTTCGAGTGGTGCAAGCACGGTCTCCATACCCGCCGCGTACGCAGCGTCCGGGTCCATGCGATCTTCTGATAGGTTTTTGGCCGGATTCGGCGCGGTGAGCATCTCTTGGATGGTCTTGCGCACGATGGCGGACGTCTGCTCCGGATCGAGTGCAGTCAACAGCGCCTTCATGCGATCCGTCTCGGCCTTGAACGACTGCACGAGCGTTTCGCGGTCGTTCTCCATGCGCAGGGCAAGATGGTTCAGCGCGTCCATGTCCAGGCGCTGCTTCTCCATTTCCTGCGCCCTCGTCTTGTCCTGCAATTCCTGCTGCAACTGGTGGATGATCTGCATGGCCTGTTGCAGCTGCTGCTGCATCGCCTGCTCCTGCGGCGACGGGCCTTCACCGAGGGCGCCCGGATTGATGGCCTTGATCCAGTTGCGCATCCGCTCTTGCAGCTTGTCGGCGGCGGGGAAGTCTGCATTGCCCATGTACAGGTCGCCAATGACCTGCGCCAGTTCAGGCGCGGAAGCGAGCAACTGCGTCATGGCGTTGAATGCATCTTCGCGGCGCGTCTCGAAGTTCGGGCCAGCCTTCGCCACGACGTCGTACTTGCCGACGTTCGGGTTGAAGATGGCTTTCACCTTCGCCTCGCCGTCGTCCTTGTTCTGCTGAAGCGCGGTCTGCTGCGTCGGATCGATCTGGATTTGCTGCTCGTCTCCGTTCTCGGCCAGAATGCGGATGATCCGCTTCGTGTCGTAGATCTTCGGGATCAGGTCGATCAGCTGCTTGCCAGTGAACCGTATGGCCTTCGCTTCCTTGTCCTTGAAGTGGAACGTGACACGCGAGCCCTGTTTCTGCCGACGTTCGATTGACACGCCAGAAATCTCGTTGCCCTGTTCGCTGAACGTGGCTTCGTACTGGCCGGAAGCCATCATCAGCTCGCGTTCAGCCGTCGACATGCCGTCCATGTACACCGGGGCCGTAGACGGCGGCTCCTGACGCTGCGGCGACGGGATCGGGTTGCCATTCTCGTCCGCGTGGTTGTAGGGCAAGTAGGCGTGGTTCTGCGTGTTTGCAGTGGCCCAGTAGTTCTCCAGCCCCTCGATAGCCTCAACAGGCGCCATGTACGGCGATTTGCTTTGCAGGGCACCGACCTCCAGCGCCGCGGAGGCGTTGTAGTTGTAGGCGCGCTGGGCGTCCTTCAGGTAGCGCACGAGGCCCTTGCGGTCCAGGCGGCCCTCCATGACGATCTCTTCGCCCGGCACGCGGATGATCGGAATGTACTTGCCTGCCCAGGTGCTCGACTCGGCAATCTCGTCGCCTACGATCAGGTAGTGCTTCACGGTGCGCTTGTCGACACGACGGCGTTGTGCATTGCCGGCGTCGTAGGCACCCTTCAGCAGCGCGCGTGCTTCCTGCGGGATGTCCGACTCGCGCACGTACTCCACACCGCTGTCGCCCTCAATGGCGTACAGCCATTCTTTGGACTCGACGACCTCGTAATACTCTGCCACGCGCACGGTATCCCGGCGATTCCACGACAGCGCGCCGTCGCCGAACGTCTGGTTCTTCAGGATCGCGCCGAACTTGGCCTCGGCCTTATCGCGCGGCATGTCGTCGAAGATGAAGCCGAAACGAGCGTCCGAACCGTCCTCGTTCTTGATGTGCGGGTCAAGATAGACGGACAGGGGGTCCGGCACCTGACGGATGTAGATTTCCTGGTCGAAGCTGTCCTCGTCCGCATAGTCCGTGACGATGCGCCAGTAGCCGATGCCGCCACCCACCTGGAACTCGCGTGCGCGGTCGTAGGCCGTCTGCGCGTCCGAGATGTATTCGATGTGGCGGACGATGCCCTCGATGATCTGCGCGGCCTCATAGGTGGCTTGATCGCCAGTCGGGTGCACGACAACGGACGGCTTGTTCTCCTTGCCCTCGTTGACCACGTGCAGCCAATGCGTGTGCGTCTTGTTGATCGTGACCATCGGCTGATCTTGGATCTGACGACGCGCACGGACAGCCGCATTCCATTGTTCCTGGTTGTCAGAGTCGGCAAACAGGAAGCGGATGTCGTCCTTGAACCGCTGGCGTGCGTCCTGCTCCCACTCGACGCAGAGCTTGAAGCGCTTGTGGGCGCGGGCGACGATGTCTTTAGCGCGTTCTGCCATGGTCACATCCACGATCCGCCGATCGAGCGGCCAAGGTTGAGCGGGCGACGCGGGGTCGTCTGGAAGTTGGTCGTTTTTTGTTTCACATTCGATGCGAAGGTCAGCGCCCACGCGTCAGCGCGGTCAGGCGATCGGCCCAATCGCTTCTTGTGGTCTTTCTTTGGCTCCATCAGCAGCAGACCGTCTTTGTAGGTGTATCGGACTGAGGCAATCTGCGTCTTCAGCTCCGGATCAGCCGGCATTGATACACCTCCGGCCCGCATGTAATCCAGTGCGTCACGCCACATGCGGGCTTTTATGTTGTAGTTGCGGCTATCGTAGAGCTTTGCCCCCGTGTGCACGCCAATAACCTTATCGTGGAACGCACTGCGCTTGAGCGTGTCGTAGCAGCTCACGCCCGGGCCATCCAGCTCAATCACGATGGCGCCGATTTCTCCGCCAGCGGCGACGAGATCCCGGCATTCATCCTCGACAAGGCCCGCCAAGATCGGCCCGTCGATCTGTTTACGCACAGTCTGCGGGAGGTTCAACAGACCTCGGCGACGATGGATGACGTTCTCATCATCCCCCATGTGGGCGGCGTCCACACCGATCATCCACGGGCCGTTCGCTACGACATCAGCCGGACCACGGCTCTGCGCGTCCTCGATCAACGCGCCGCTAATCCATGAATCGGAGGAGCTGGCGTTGTAGTCGATGTCTACCTCTTGGGCCAAAACGACCGGATCGAGCTGTTCTTTCTGCTTCTCATACCATTCCGTCCCCTTACGCGGGTCATCGCGCCAGTGGAAAGTAAATATCTTGATCTTGCCGCCGTGGCGCTTCCGATAGAACGGATTACCATTGCCGTTAGGAGTACTTACGTCAATCTTGCAATTTGAAGTCTGCGAAAGAGCGGCATCAATAGATTCGGCGCGCTCATAAAATGCCGATTCATCCTTGAAGTAGATCGATGTGCGGTTACCTCGTCCGATGTTGTCTCCCGACTCGCCAACTATGGCTGAACCGTTCTCAGGGTTCTTAATTGCCATGAAAGGCGCATGCTTCTTTACGTCCCATCCGCTCGGCTGAAATTCAATGGGCAGCAAGTTAACGAACTGACGCGCTTTCCAGAATAGCGATTTCGGGTCATTCAGATCGTCGACATATTCCTCTTTTCGGGAACCAAATCCGATCACCGTCCCTTCATGGAACAGCCACATCCATACTGCAAACGCAACGCACAACCATGAGACACCCATGTCACGCGATTTCTCGGCTAGGCCATCCTCGCGCCCCTTCCAGCGGTCGACGAGCCACGTGATGAACTCAGCCTGCTTCGGGAACAGAAGGAATGGCACGGTCGCTGGCAATCCGATTTCGACATTGCGCGGGTCGAACGTCATCCCCCACTCATTAATAAACTCAACGGGGTGAACTTTGTAATATTCTTTGAGCCCGGCAACGATCCCTGGCGTCTCGCGAATTCGCTTAAGACGCTCAGATCGCTTTGCGTATTCCGCTTCGTAATCCGGGTTCCAATCAGCCATTTAGCATCTTCTTGTAGGCTTCTTCGGCCGACAAGGTTACTTTCGATTCAGTTTTAATCGGGCCGCCATCTACCCCAGAGTGCTCATTCGTGATGCGGTCACGCCATTCATCCTTGCGGCGGTTCTTCAGCCAGAAGATCATTGCTGTCGTGTCCGGGGGGGCCATGCGCTCGACGCGGATCGTCTCCAAGCGCTCGCTCCCACCCGCATCACGAACCTTAAATGCCTGCTCCTCTTCATATACAAAGCCTGTCGCCTTTTCGTAGAGAGAGCGCTCCACGCGGTCATCAGCCGTCACCTTGCCGATTTTTATGGAGTGACAGAATTCCTCGTGTTGAAGCTTCCACCGCTGGATGGTGCGGACCGACACTCCAAAGAAGTCAGCGATCTCGGAATCAGTTGCGCCGAGCACGCAAAGCTTTTCAGCCTGCGCCGCAAACTCTGGCTTGTATTCGGAGTGAGCCCCCATGCGTTACTTCTTGCCTTTACCAAGCACCTTATCGGCCTTGCGGTCGATCTTGGCCTTCGTGCTTTCGCTGATCTTTCCCTTGTGTTCCATTTCGCTTGCGCGAGCCTTCGCGTTCCGCGCGTGCGATTTATCGGGCATCGGGTATTTGCGCTCGCCCGGCATGCCGAATTCGGATTTCGGAAGCTTGTTGCGCGTCTTCGCTTTCAGTTCAGCCATGTTCGCCTCTAAATTCTGCAGCTGCCGGCTCAATGACCTTGCGGCAGAAGTCATTGAGAGAAAGAGCATGATCCGCGGGGTCTGCTGGGAATATCAGCGTGCGACCATTTGCATCGAAGCGATAGACAAAGCGATCGAAACCAATGTCATAGTGATGCGCGAACCTGTCGGCGCGAACATCCAATGCACGCTCAAGTTCGCGTCTGACGAATTCGGGGCTAATAAGCACGTTGCTAGCCATGATTGCCTTGCCCGCGTGGCTTATTTGCTCAGGCCACGGTCTTTCGGTGCGCGAATTCCGTTCAGGCGAACGGGTTCGGGTTTTGGCCCACTCGGCGGGGTGCCGCCGTGGAAAGTACCCGCTTTTGCTTCGCGCGATTCGCGGGCGCAGTTGGCCGCGTATTTGGGATTGCCTTCTTGACCTTTACCGAGACCGCTCATGATCACCCCGATTAGAAACTGGTTAGGGCGCAATGGCCCACAGTTTTAATGGTAGTGATCGAGGGAAATGAATGCTAG